TCTCTACGGGTCCTCTGTGGCGACCTGCCGAACAAAGTGTTGGCCGACGCCTTGAACCACACCGCGAACCAGGCGAATCAGGCCCTGGTCGGGGAGATCGACCAGGTCTTCGACCGGCCGACACCGTTCACCCGTAACGCCATCCGCATCCTGCATGCCACCTCACGCCGGCTTGAGGCGGCCTTGTGGGTGAAGGACGAAAAGGACCATGCCTCGAAGGGGCAGTCGCCGGAGGACTGGGTAGCTCCCCAGGTCTTCGGAGGGCCGAGGGTGGACAAGGCGTCGGAGCGGAACCTCCGGGCCCGGGGCATCCTGCCGGCGGGCATGTTCGTGGTTCCAGCGGAGGGCGCCCGGCTGGACCAGTACGGCAACATGAGCCGCGGCCAGATGATCCAGATCCTTTCCGGCCTAGGCGCCCTGGAATACCGAGCGGGGTTCAAAGGAAACGCCACCCAGTCGGCGCGTTCCTTGGCGAGGGGACACCAACTCGCGTACTTCGTGATGCACCGTGGCCGCCGACCGATTGGCATCGCCGAGCGCCGTGGACGGACGTTGACTATGGTCCTTGCCTTCGTCCGCCAGCCTCAGTACCGCGTGCGCTTCCAATTTCACGAAGTCGTTCGGCGTGTTGCCGAGGACGACGCGCGCCTAGAGGCGAACATCGAGCGGGCCCTGGCGAAAGCGTTGCGTTCAAGTTCGTGACAAGAGGAGTTGGTAATGGAAATTCAAGTACGAAACGAGGTAGGAGATCTGATCTGGTCAAGAAACTCCGTAGGAGGGCTGACCAGCCAAGCCTACGGAGTGGATGGAACTTTACAGCAAATTGAGCAGGCGCTTGCTTTGGCCCTTGCGCAATGCAGGGGGGAGCTAGCTGTTGCTGTGGATGGTTATCGAATGGGTGATGCGAGCGGATCCTCCGCCCAAGTCAATGGTGATGTTCCAGTATCCGGTGTGAGGCACAGTGATGCGAGCGGGTAGTCGTTCATAAAAACCGCCGTAGTAGGTGTGCCTGCGGCCGTTCTTGAAGTTTGAAAATTGCGTGTCGGTGGTAAGGCGAACATTACATTGATGAGAGCAGTTGACTTCGACAACATCGCCCTCGTTCAAGTATTTGCGGCTGTGCAAGAACTGCATGTGGTCTCCTTGTCATGTTGGCAGTGATACTGCATTGACATTACCACGAGGCTTGTCTCTTCGGCTCTTTCTAGTCCGGATGTACGTTCGGCCCGCAGGACTGAGGATGAGGGCGTGACGTGCTACCCGAAAAGCACCGGGGGCCCCTGAAGCGTGGCCCTTGGAGAGGGTAATTCGAACCTCGTTCCCGCTCTACATGCAGAATTTTTCCAGAGGTTGGTTGTTGTTTCGTCATGAGCACAGAAGACCTCCAGAAAAAGCGCGGCTGGCTGAACAAGTCGGAAATGGCCGCGAGCCTCGGTATTTCACCTCAAGCCTTTGACCGATGGGGGGTTGCCCCTGTCTCCAAGGTTGGCCGCGAGGTGTTCTACACCGCAGAGGCGGTGCTACGGAACCGACTCGAGCACCAGGCTCGGAAACAACAACCAGCGGGGATGGATGCCGAGGGTATTGATCCGCTGGCCGAACAGAAGCTGGTACAGGAGCGTTTGCGGCTGACGGCGGCGCAGGCGTATGCGCAAGAGCAGAAGAACCAGGTCAATGACAAGCAGTTGGCGCCGGCTGATTTCGCCATTTTCGCGCTGAGTAAGCTGGCTGCGCAGATCGGCTCGATCCTTGACACCGTGCCGCTGAAGATTCGCCGCCGCCATCCCGACCTGGAGACGCGTCACATCGAATCATTGCAACGAGAGGTCGCCTTGGCGCGAAACACCGCCGCCGAGTTGGGCGAACAACTGCCGGAGTTACTGGATGAATACCTCAGCACCTTGGATGGATAGCCTGCAAAAGGCGGTGCGGCGGGGACTCATGGCGCTCTACAAGGAGCCGCCGAAGACGCCGGTGGAGTGGGCCAACGAGCACTTCTACCTGTCTAGCGAATCGTCCTATCAGGAGGGACGCTGGGAGACGTTACCGTTCCAGGTAGCGATCCTGAACGCGATGGGTAACGACGAGATCCGTACGGTCAACGTGCTCAAGTCGGCACGGGTCGGATACAGCAAGATGCTGCTGGTGGCGGCGGCCTACCAGATCGAGCACAAGCGGCGGAACATCCTGTTCCTGGTGCCCAGCGATGCGAGTGCCGCCGAGTTCATGAAGTCCCAGATCGAGACCATGGTGCGGGACGTACCGCCATTGCGAGATTTGGCGCCGTGGTATGGCAAGGCGAACCACCGTGACAGCACGTTGAACCTGAAGCGCTTCAGCCATGGTAAGCAGCTCTGGTGCCGGGGCGGCAAGGCAGCGAAGAACTATCGCGAGTTGTCCGCCGATACAGTCATCTACGACGAACTGGCGGCGTTCGATTCGGACGTGGAGAAGGAAGGTTCGCCGCTGTTTCTGGGTGATAAGCGGATCGAGGGTTCGACGTTTCCGAAGTCGATTCGTGGTAGCACGCCGAAAATTCACGGCCCCGTGGATGAGGGCGGCTGCCAGATGGAGGCGGCGGCCAATGCTTCTCCGCATCTAATGCGTCTGCATGTGCCTTGCCCGCATTGTGGCGCCGAGCAGGCGCTGAAGTGGGGCGGCAAGGATTGCGCCTTTGGCATCAAGTGGGATGGGGATAATCCATCGGCTGCTTGGTACGTGTGCGAAGCCAATGGTTGCGTTGTGCAGCAGCATGAAATGCAGGCCCAGCAGTCGAAAGGCCGCTGGATATGCGAGCGGACAGGCATCTGGACGCGAGACTCGCAGGATTTCTTCGACGCGGACGGAGAGACGATCCCTGTTCCTGACTCGCTGAGCTTCCATGTTTGGACGGCGTACAGCCCGTTCGTATCGTGGGGGCGCATCGTGCTGGACTTCCTGCAGGCGAAGAAGGATGTCAACGGTCTGAAGACCTGGACCAACACCACCCTCGGGGAGACCTGGGTGGAGGATCAGGGGGACAAGATCGAGTGGGAACTTCTCTATGGTCGTCGTGAGGTCTGGAATCATCTCCCCTCTAGAGTGGTGGCCCTGACGGGGTTCATCGACACTCAGGACGATCGCTACGAGGCGCGTATCTGGGCGTGGGCTGCGGGCGAGGAAGGTTGGCTGGTGGATCGTTGGATCCTGTACGGCGACCCTGCGAGTCAGGAGTTGAAGCGCAAGGTTGGGCTCAGGCTTCACCAGCAGTACCAGCGTGAAGATGGTGTGAGCATGCGGGTGGCCCTGTGGGGATGGGATTCGGGCGGCCACCATCGTGATGATGTGTACGCCGAAAGCAAGAAGCATGGTCTTCTCTGGGTGATACCGACCAAGGGGCACAGTGTTTACGACAAGCCGATTGCCGACTTCCCGCGCAAGAAGAACAAGGATGGCGTCTACCTGACCATGATCGGCACGGACAACGCCAAGGAACTGATCTACAGCCGCTTGAAGCTGCAGCCCCAACCCGGCGCCATCGTGCCTGGGGTATTGCACCTGCCGGCCAACGACGACATCTGCGATGAGAGCGAGCTCAAGCAGCTCACCGCGGAAACCAAAGTGATGAAGATCGAGAAGGGCAAGCGGGTGTACCGCTGGGATGACAAGGGAAGGCGCAACGAGGCGCTGGACTGTGTGGTCGGCGCCCTAGCGATGTTGCGTGTGGCGCAGCAGCGCTTCGGCCTGGTGCTTGAGGTTCCATCCACAGCCGTTACGGCTCCACCGCCTGCGGTGACAAGCAAACGCCGCAGCACCGGCAGCGGCTATCTGAAACAACGTCGATAACCATGTGAGGCGGATATGACCGAAGCGCAGCAACGGTTGGCGGATGTGCGCGCGGCCATCCATGACATTCTCACCAAGGGGCAGGCCATCACCAAGGATGGTCGCAAGCTCGAGCGCGCGCAGTTGGCGAGTCTGCGGATGCTGGAAAGCCAGTACGTGGCAGATGTGGGGCTGGAGGCGGCGCTCAGTGGTCGACGCTCCCGAGTATGCCGGTTGTACCCTGCCGGGAAGGGGGTGTGATGGCCAGGTATCCCCATCTGACCCGGGCGGGCTTCATGCTTCCGGACCGGATTAAGAACAGCTATGACGGTGCCGGAACAGGCCGCCGCGCGCAGAACTGGGATGCGCCGCCGGGCTCGATCAATACCTTGTCGCTCCCTGCACTGCCACTGCTACGCAAGCGCTCCCGAGCTGCGACGCGAAACGACCCCTACGCGGGTGGTGCGATCGACACACGGGTGAGCAACCTCATTGGTTCCGGCATCGTGCCAATGCCGACGATTCAGGACAAGACGCTGCGGCGGTTGTTGCTGGAGCTCTGGCTGGACTGGACCGACGAGTCGGATGCCGACGAGCGGACCGACTTCTATGGACAGCAGGCACTGGCGGCGCGAATGGTCGAGGAGAGCGGCGAGTGCTTTATTCGTCTGCGCCCGAGGCGGCCGGAGGACGACCTAGCCGTGCCGTTGCAGTTGCAATTGCTGCCTGCCGAGTTCGTTCCGGTCGAGAAGAACGAGGTGGCACGCAACGGTAATTTGATCCGGGCCGGCATTGAGTTCAACGCCCTGGGCAAGCGGGTGGCGTACTGGATGTATCGGCGTCACCCCGGCGACAGCGCAGTGATGGCGGCGGGCTACAACCAACTGGTGCGGGTGCCGGCCAGCGAGGTACTACACGTCTTCGAGCCGTTGGAGGCAGGACAGTTGCGGGGGGTTCCCCGACTGTCTCGGGTTCTACTGCGGCTGCGCTCGTTGGACAACTTCGACGATGCGGTGCTGTTCCGCCAGGAGGTAGCCAATCTGTTCGCCGGATTCATTACTCGGCCGAGCCCAGGCGACTTGCCTCCCATCGATCCCATCAACGGTGGACCGGTGCGTATGGACGGTGACGGCTTCACGCCGATGGTGGGATTGGAGCCGGGCACCATGCAGGAGTTATTGCCAGGCGAGCAAGTGGAGTTCTCCAAGCCGCCGGAGGCTGGTAACAACTATCCGGACTTCATGCGGCAGCAACTCCAGGCTGCGGCGATGGGAACTGGAGTGCCCTACGAGCTGTTCACCGGCGATCTGAGGAACGTAAATGACCGGGTGATCAGGGTAGTGCTCAACGAGTTTCGCCGGCGCCTGGAACAGCTTCAGTTCAGCGTCTACATCCACCAGCTTTGCCGACCGGTGAGGGCGGCGTGGATGGACATGGCGTACTTATCCGGTGCCTTGGATCTACCCGACTACGCTCGCCGACGGCGCGAGTATTTGCGCACTCGCTGGGTGCCCCAGGGGTGGGAGTACATTCACCCAGTGCAGGACGTGCAGGGCAAGGTTCTAGAGATCCAGGCGGGGTTGGCCTCGCGTAGCGAGGTAGTGCTGCGCAAGGGCTATGACGCGGAAACCATCGACGAAGAAAACGCGGCAGACCAGGCACGTGCCCACGTGCTTGGTCTCAACTACACAACGGCTCCGGGGTCGCCGGATCCCGCCGATGAGGGAACACCATGACCGAACAATCAGCGCTTCGTGCGCAGGCGCTTGCACTCGGCCTGCACATTTTCAACAAGGTCCCGGATGTACCGGCGCCCCAGGACGAGACCTGGTACCGCATCAAGGCTGCAGCCGAGGGTGAGCCGGACCAGGCCATCGAGGTCTACATCTACGGTGAGATTGGTACTTGGGGGATCACGGCCAACCAGTTTATCCAGGACCTGAAGGCCGTAGACGATGGTTCTTCGCCAGTGCTGGTGGCTTTCAACTCCATTGGTGGCGACCTATTCGACGGACTGGCGATCCACAACGTGCTCAACCGCCTGGGCGAGCGCTGTACCGCCCGCATCGATGCACTGGCGGCGAGTGCGGCAAGCGTGGCGGCCTGCGGCGCGCATCGGTTGGAGATGGCTTCCAATTCCATGCTGATGATCCACAACCCCTGGACCTGGGCCGGCGGCGATGCCGACGATCTGCGCAAGGTGGCCGAGGTACTGGACCAGACGCTGGAAGCCATCGTCGCCTCCTACAAGCGCAAGGCGCCCGAGATCGACGATGGTGAGCTCCGGCAGATGATCAAGGACGAGACTTGGCTGACGGCCAGTGAGGCCAAGACGCTCGGACTGTGCGACGAAGTGCTGGACGGGGTGGCTGTGAAGGCGGTGGTGGGAGATGGCGGTGCGTTGCGTAAGTACCGCAATACTCCCCAGACGCTGCTTGCTCAACTCGATAAGCCGCCGCTGAGCGATACACCTGCACCGACAGAGGGCCGTGTTCCTGAACATGATCCCGAACCCCCTGTAACCCAACCCACTGCCGCCGCCCTGGCAGCACGGATTATCCGTAGCTGCTCGGAGGCCGGTATCAGTAACCTCGTGGAGGCCCTGACCGTGTCTGGAGACCTGAAAGACGAGGCGAGTGTGGATGCAGCGGTCAACCGGGCCAAGGCGGTCCGCGATCTGTGCGTCAGTGCGCGCCTGCCGGAACTTGCCGCCGACTATGTGAAAGCTGGCCTCGAACCAGACGCCGTACGAGCCAGGCTGTTCGACAAGCTGGCTGGCAACGGCTTCGGCGAAATCATCAACACCCTGCCACTCGAGGATGATCCGACGCCCCCCAGCAAGGCCAGGGCTGCGACGCCGTCGAAGGTGTACGCCGCGCGTCGGGCTGCCCAAACCGCTAAACCCAAGGCTTCGAAAGGAGAAGCATGATGACCAAAACCGAAGGCTTTCACGCCGGTGAGTTCCTCCTCTCGGAGGGGGCCGGTTCCATTTCCCGCGAACAGGTGACCCTGGCCGCTACCGCGAAGGCCCTGCCAGCCGGCCAGGTGCTGGGTATCGTCACGGCGTCGGGCCAATACGCGCCCTACGACGATGCGGCCACAGATGGCACCGAGGTGGCGGTGGCGATCCTGTATGCGCCCAAGCCGGCCTCGCCCGATCCTCAGGTGGTGACCGTGATTGCTCGTCTGGCCGAGGTGATCGATGTGGCGCTGACTGGTTTGAACGACGCTGCCCGTGGCGACCTCAAGGCCCGCAACCTCATTGTCCGCACCGGTACACCGTACTGACCGGCCCCTTTGAGTCCTCCCGAAGCCCCGCACCCGCGGGGCTTTTCATTTTCTATGGAGTAAACAATGGCTGACATCAACGTCTTCGAAGACGAGGCCTTCAGCGTCTCGTCCCTCACCGCTGCGATCAACGAAGCCCCCGAGGTGCCTGGCCGTCTGGCGGCTCTGGGACTCTTCGAGGAAGAGGGCAGCACCACCATCACCCAGCAGATCGAGAAGGACGGCGACACCTTGCACCTGGTGCCGGCCGCCGATCGTGGCGCGCCGGGCCTGGTGGTCACCGGCAGCAAGCGCGTGCTGATTCCGTTCAACAACGTGCACCTGCCGCAGACCTTCACCATCCTCGCCGACGAGATCCAAGGCATCCGTGCCTTCGGCGAGCAAACCGAGCTGCAGGCCGTGCAGGACGTGGTGAACAAGCGTCTGGGCAAGATGCGTCGCCAGCTCGACGCCACTCACGAGCACCAGCGGATGGGCGCGGTGCTCGGTACCATCCTCGATGCCGACGGCAGCACTGTATTGCTCGACCTCTACGACCGCTTCGGTATCAGTGCTCAGGTCGTTCAGATGGAGCTAGGTAGCGCGACCACCAAGGTACGCCTGAAGGCCGGCGAAGCACTGGACGCGCAGGAGGATGCCCTGGGCAACATCCCCAGCAGCGGCTCGCGCGCGCTTTGTGGGAAGAACTTCTGGAATGCGCTGATCACCCACAAGTCGGTGGAGGAGACCTACCTCAACACCATGCAGGCCTCCCAACTGCGCGGTGATGCACGCGAGGAGTTCGAGTTTGGCGGCGTGATCTGGGAGCGCTACCGCGGCAAGGTGGGTGGTCGCTCCTTCATCCCAGATGATGAGGCACGGCTTGTGCCTATCGGAGTGCCGGAGCTGTTCCTGAGCATCTTCGCGCCGGCCAACTACATGGAGACCGTCAACACCCTGGGCCTGCCGTATTACGCCAAGCAGGAGGTCATGCCGTTCAACAAGGGCGTGGCTGGCGAAGCGCAGTCGAACCCTCTGCATATTTGCACCCGCCCTCGCGCAGTCATCAAGCTGGTGAAGTAGTGGCTGGCTTTGTCCAATTGGTCGCCGACATGGACGAGATCATCGCCGACGTCCTCGGCGATGGTGAGTTTGGCTACCTGGACCGCTCTGGCCGGCAGATCGGCAATGCTGCGGTGATCGTCGAGGAAGGTGTTGAGCGCATGGAGGCCGGCGCCTTGGATCGGTACCGCACCATTGCGTGCCGCAAGGCCGAGTTGCAGCCCCTTGATCGCAAGGGGGCGTTCCTCGATTCCGATGGCCAGGTCTGGCGCATCGACGGCATCCATGCCGACGACGGCGACTGGATCACTTTCTACGTGGTGCCCGAATGAGCGACGTGATCGATGTACAGACCGCGGTCATCGGCCAACTGCTGGACCTGCTGTCCGCGGTACCGGCGTTCGGCGACGCGGTCCGTGAGGACTGGGTGGCCGGGGTGCTCGACGCCGAGGACAGCGACGAGCCCGAACGGCTGATCATCCTGCAGGAAGGGGATACCGTGGAACGTGACCGGTCGCCGGGCAGTGTCGTGGAGGAGTGGACCGTGAACATCGTCCCGATGGCGCGCGGCAGGGACGCCGCCCAGGCGTTGCGCGAGGCGCGCCTGGCGATCAAGCGGGTGCTCAAGGGCCACAAGGCCGGGCTGACGGTGCCCGGCCTGGTGCGTGTCGATTTTCCGGCATCCGCTGTGCGCCTGCCCGAGCCCGGCCGGCGCTGGGCCTATCGAGCCATCCCTCTGCAGGTCAGCTACTCGCAGCAGTTGTAACCCATCCACCAGGCCGCCTCCGGGCGGCCTCTTCATTTCCGGAGGGCTCCATGCCCGAGATCATCGTTACCAGGCCGTTCAACTACCGCGAGGGGCTCGACGCGACCCACTACCCGGCGTCGAAGGGCGCCATCAGCGTTACCGCCGCCGTAGCTGCCCATGCCCTGGGCAAGGGCTACGCCACCGAGGCCAAGGCCAAGGCGCCGCCGATTCCGGCAGCCTCCGCCGAACCGGCCGGTGGCGACCACAAGTAACCCACCCGAACCCATCAGGAGAGCCCCATGCTCCAGACCATCGACCGCTCGTTCATCGGCGAGGGCATCATCCATGCCCGCCTGTACGGGTCGCAGGAACCGTTCCTGCCGCTCGGCAACTGCGACACCTTCAACATCAGCTTCGCCACCGACCGCAAGACGCTGCCCAACTACATGGGAGGCGGCGGCAACAGTAACGTCCGCGAGCGCGTCACCGACGTGACGTCCTCCATCGGAATGTTCGACCTGACCGCCGAGAATGTCGCACTGGTGACGCGCTCCACCATCCAGGTGGCGCCCACCGCCGCGATCACCGACGAGGCGCATACCTCTCAGGGGGTTGCGCTGGAGTTGATCCCGTTCAAGTACCTGCCGGACCTGACCAAGCCCGTGACGGTCAAGACCGCAGGGGACGTCGAGGTGGCCCCGGGCACGGACTACCTGCTGGTACCCCACGGCATCCAGGTGCTGAGCGGCGGCAAGATCGATGCAACCGGCATCAAGGTCAGCTACACACCGCGCCCGAGCCGGGTGGTGCATATGCTCAACGGCTCGCAGAAGGAACTGGAGCTGTTCATCGCTGGCCTGAACGACGCGCAGTCGGGCGAGCCGTTCGCGCTGCGTCCTCGCCGCGTCAAGTTCGGTCTCCTGCAGGAGCTGGCGGTGCTGGGCCAGGAATACGCCAAGCTCACCGGCCCGGCGGAGCTGCTCGCCGATTCGCGCGTGACCGCGACCGATATTTCCAAGTTCTGTCAGATGGATCTCGCGCAGGCGGCTTGACCGCCGTGCCAAGGATGGCTGTTGGACTTGGCGAGGTAAGCTGTCGGTATGGCTGCTCTGCTGCAGCCTTTACCTATCAATGGCTTGCTGAAACCGAGAGCTCCGTTCAGTGGAACTCCCGATTCAGTGTTCCCTACATGAGTCAGCTTGTGCTTGCCGCCGCTGCGTCAAGGATCAGTGCTACTACTTCGGAAGGACATGAGGCTAGCGAGGCGTGACTTGCATTAAGAGTAATGACCTGGCGTGCGTTCATGCGATCAGACATCATTTTCTGATTCTCTGGCGCGATCATACGATCCGCACTGGATATCTGATACCAACAAGGTTTGTGCCTCCATGCCGGTTCTGTGATTGTATGTCCAAAGGTCTCGGCCAATGGTGCCTTTTGTGTCACTGCCATCACCAGAGCTTCATCGCTGTTGAGATCTTGGCAGAAGCTTTCATGGAACTTGTCTGCCTTGAGCCAAAGATAGCCATCACTGTCAGACTCCAGATTGGGAGCGGCCAACGGTAGGTGCTGTTGAGTGATGCCTCCTGGGCTTTCTCCAGCGTCGGGAGCGAACGCAGCAATATAGACTAGAGCCGCGACGTTGGGTTGGTTGCCAACTTCGCTGATGACGGCGCCACCGTAGGAATGTCCGACCAGCACTACTGGACCATTGACTTGAGCCAGCATCTTGCGAGTCCGTTCAGCATCCTCAGCCAGAGACGTTAATGGTAGCTCCACTGCATGCACGTTATCGTAGCCGCAGTGTTTTAACCCTATGATTACCTTGGACCAATGGGCGGCTCCGCCCCAGAAACCATGTACCAAGACGATAGTGGGCTTACTCATAGCGAGACTCCTTGACCTCTACCGAGGTTCGGTCGTAAGCGGTTGCGTGCAACCGTAATAGTGCGGCTGTTGAGGTCTGAGCTGCTAGACAGCCCAGCTGTTTTCCCGTTGCTGTTAAAGTACGATGAACGGAAGAGAACTATAAATTCGTTCCGAGTCCTTCGGGTTAGCCTAAGGTCCAGATTACGATGCCGAAACGCCAGAATATCGTCCTCCCTGATGCGGATGCTTTCTTCGATATATTCGAGTCCACACGGGTAAAAAGCGGTAATGTTGTCACTCGGGCGCTGAGTGGAGGTGAGGTTTATGATGTTGCCTTTGCACCTGCAGGGTTTCATTTTGTCGAAGGCGAACACTGCTCGTTGCGTCTGGCGGGGGCGAACTCATCTACCGCTCTGAAGTCTGGTGATCTCATCATTCTGCCCCACGATAGGCCGCATCTACTCGAATGCTCTCTAGGCGACGCATGTATCACTACCGGAGAATTTCGGCTGGAAGGTCCAAGCGGAAAATTGCTTACGAACCTGTTGCCGGTGCAATTGCGGCTATCAGATGTGGATAAACCCCCTTTGGCGTTTCCAGATACGCCATTGGATTGGTTGTCTGTGACTCTTGCGGCCATTCGATTGGAAGCTGGCCAACCAACGTTGGGTAGCAGCGTCATGCTGTCGCGACTGATTGACCTGTTATTCGTTTGGGCGCTACGGCACTGGATAGCCACTTCAGCTGTTCAGGAATCGAGCTGGATGCGCGGTTTGAACGACGCTGTAGTGGGGCGCGCATTAATGCTTCTGCATGCGCATCCGGAACGTACGTGGAGCGTTGATCTCCTTGCTAGAAAAGTCAATCAATCACGATCTGGCTTTTCGCAGCGTTTCGCTTCTGTGATGGGTGAGTCCACCATGCGTTACTTAACCCGAACTCGTATGCACATAGCTGCTGATCTCCTAGAAACCACAGGCTTGCGTGTTTCACAAATTGCCAAGCGTGTCGGCTATGAGTCCGAGCCTGCTTTTAGTCGTGCCTTCCGGCGGCAGATGGGAATGGCTCCTGTGGATTTTCGTATGAGCTTCAAGGCGCAGCGTTCCGAAGTTTAGGAGCGAAAGAAGTAACAAATAATTTTTCCAACCCGCCATATGGCGGGTTTTTTATTGTCCGGAGATTCTTATGGCGAGCCCAATGCAGCGCCTGATCCAGTTCGTTCTTCGCGGCCGGGACGAACTGTCGCCCGCAGCCCAGCAGTCGACCGAGGCGCTGGAAGGGCTGCGCACCACGGCGGCGAACCTGAACCGGCAGTTGGACGATGCGAAGGGGGCTCGCGGCCTGGTGACCGCGCTCGGAACTACCGAGCGCGCCATTGCGCAGACGCAGACGTCGGTGCAGCGGGTGGACCGTACCATTGCGGACCTGCGCGAGGCGTTGGACCGCAACCCCGGGAGCCGGGGCCTGGCCGTGTCCCTGCAGATCGCGGAGCGGGACGCAGCGGGTCTGCGTCGGACCCTTGATCAACTGACCGCTCGGCACGCTGAGCAGCAACGTGCGGCGCGGGCGGCGGGCGTGGATACCGGCCAGCTTGCCAACGAGGAGCGGCGGCTGGCGTCGGTGGTCGACAACACCCGCGAGAGCATCGCGCAGAACAGCCGCGAGATCCGCGAGCTGGAACGTGCGCAGATGCGAGCGGCGCGGGAGGCTGCTGGCCACACCTCGCGCGTGACGGCGCTGCGTGAGGCCATGTCGTCCGGCGTTCGCCAGGCAGCCGCTTACGCCGCGGCCTTCGTCGGCATCCAGGCGGCGCTGAACCTGGTGCGCAGAGGAATCGGCCTAGTGCGTGATGGCATCGTCTCGATGCTGACCACCGGCGACCAGTTCGAGAACCTGCAGAACCGGCTTACGTCGCTGATGGGCTCGGTTGCCGAGGGTGAGCGGGCAACCGCCTGGATCAAGACCTTTGCCAAGGACACGCCGCTTCAGTTGGGCGACGTCACCGACGCCTTCGCGCTGCTGAAGGCCTACGGCCTGGACCCGATGGACGGGTCGCTGAAAGCGATCGAGGACCAGTCGGAGAAGCTGGGTGGCGGCATGGAGCGCCTGGAGGGCATCACGACGGCAGTCGGCCAGGCCTGGGCGAAGCAGAAGCTGCAGACCGAGGAGATCCTGCAACTGGTCGAGCGTGGCGTGCCGGTGTGGGACATGCTGGCCAAGGTCACCGGCAAGAATGCCGCGCAACTGCAGGATCTGGCGAGCAAGGGCAAGCTTGGCCGGGACGTCATCAAGGCGCTGGTCGACGAAATGGGGCGCAGCTCCGAAGGGGCCGCTGCGAAGGCCATGAGCACCCTGACCGGTCTGGTCAGCAACCTCGGCGACACTGCGGCCGACTTTCTCAACCGCATTGCCAACGCCGGCGCGCTGGACCACGTCAAGAACAAGCTGAAGGAACTGGGCGATACCATCGCGCAGATGGACCAGGACGGGCGCCTCGACGCGCTGGCCAAGGGGCTGTCGGATGCCTTCGTCCAGGGCTCGGAATGGGTCGAGCGCTTCATCAAGCGCCTGGCCGACGTCGATTTCGGCACCCTGATCGACAAGACCTCGGCCTGGCTTAGCAGCTTCAGCACCCAGCTGGACGACATGGCCTCGCGGGTGCAACTGTTCATCGCGCCGTTCCGGACGTTGTTCAACGGTGTCACCTCGGGCATCAGCGCTATCGCCCTCGCCTGGACCGGCACCCTGTCGCTGATGGTCGCCGGCATCGAGAAGGTGGCGGAGAAGATCCCGGCGGCGCTGGGCGGGGAGCGCATCCGCAGTTCCGTCGCCGGCGTCCACGACCTGCTCAGCAGCATGAGCGAGGGTTTTCGCCAGCAGATCCAGCAGGACGCGCAGGATATCGCGGATGCCTGGGACACCAGCACCACGGCCACCGCCTCCGCCGCACAGCAGCAGAGCCAGGCGATCACCGACACCTTCACCGACCTGAAGGCGGGTGCGAAGAGCGCGGCCGCCGAGTCGGTGCAGGCGGTGACCAGCCTGCAGAATGCCCTGGACCAGATCAGCGCGGCCAAGACCACCGAGCAACTGACCGCCCTGCAGGGGGAAATGCTCAAGGCCTACCAGGCCGGCACGCTGAGCCAGCAGGAGTATGCGAACGGCGCCGGTGTCCTCAACGCGAAGCTGACCGAACTGAAGTCGACCGCCAGCGGCGCCGCCCTGGGGGTGTCTGACCTCAGTACCGGCCTGGAGAACTTGAAGCAGGTCCAGGACGCGATCAGCAGCGCGAAGACCACGGTCGATATCCAGAACATCCGGACGGCGCTGGGCCGGCTGTACAACGACGGCACGATCAGCGCGCGGGAGTTCAACCAGGAACAGACCAAGCTGTCCGCCAAGGTCAAGGAACTGAAGGCGGCCGGCGAGGAGGGCGCCAAGGGTATGCAGGCGGTCGCGGAGTCCTCGGACAAGGCGGCCAAATCGCTCTCGGACCAGCGCAAGGCCATTGGCGAATCGATGGAGGCGACCCGCAAGGGAGTAGCGTCGACGAAGGACGACATGGGCGCCTTCGAAGGGTTCTTCGGTGGGGTGTTGAGCACCGCGCGGCAGGGCGTTGCGCAGTTGAGCCAGGAAGCGCTGAACGCCTTCGATGCGATGCGTGGGATCTCCACCGTCGATCTCAGCATCGACACCAGCAGCCTGGACGCCACGTCGCGCTCCCTGGCCAAGGTCAGTGAGCAACTGGCCCGGATCAAGGCCGAGTCGGGCGTGGGCATGAGCGGTTTCGGGCGCTGGGCGATGGATACCCAGCGGGCCAGCCTGGAGATCCAGGCTGCGTACCTGGAGCAGAAGCGCAGCCTGCAGAGCCTGATGGACGACTACGAGCGCGGGACCATGAAGCTGGGCGACTTCGTGTCGGCGGCCAAGGGCGCTCGAAATGGCCTCAGCCTGCTGAACGATTCGGACATGCGGCAACTGGAGAGCGCAATCGAGGCGGCCAATCAGAAGATCCAGCAACTCAAGGAAGGCTCGAAGTCGACGCTGGTCAGCCTGCGCGAGGAACTGGCGGGGCTGCGCGGCGAGCAGGAAGCCGTGGATCGCAGCCGGTTCAACAGCCGCAAGGCCGAGTTGCAGCAGCAGTTGGCCGAGGCCCAGGGCAGCGGCGACATGAACGCGGTGCAGAACCTGATGACGGCGCTGGCCACCCTGCAGCAGATCCAGGCCGAGACGGATGCCAAGCGGCAGCGAGAGGAGCAGCAGAAGCGGGTGGACGAGCAGAACGCCGCCAAGGCCGCGGCGGCGCCGCCTGCCTCGTCGCCGGTGTCGAGTCCGCCGCCCCGGGTCGTTCGTTTCGATACGCCGCGGGGAGCCGTTGACGTGGCGGTGGCCAGCGAACAGGACGAAACCAACCTGCTCGGCGTGCTCGAGCAGGCCAGCATGAGGACCGGCCGATGAGGCTCGATGCGGTGGAACTGGGCGACCAGTTCGAATGGGTGGACGAGTTCACCTGGGATGCGGTGGCACAAGAGCAGGAACGCTCCCTGACCGGCGCGCTGTTGGTGCAGGAAGGCACCAAGCTGCATGGACGCCCGATCACACTGCGTTCCGGGGGAGGGGTATGGACGCCGCTGTGGGTCGTGCGGCAGTTGGAGGTGCTGCGCGACCAGCGCCTGCGGGTCATGCCGCTGGTGCTGCCAGACGGCCGCGAATTCTCGGTGATCTTCAACCGCGCCGAAGGGGCGCCGCTGGAAGCCGAACCGCTGTTCCGCGAGGTCAACCCAGGTCCGGACGCCGACTACCTGGTGACATTGCGACTGCTCACCGTAGCGCCGCCCCCGGCACCGCCCACCCCCGACCCTTGATCCCACACCCCGCCTCGGCGGGGTTTTCTTTTCTGGCTGGAGTGTTCCATGACGATCACCGTCGATGATGTAAAGCTGCTGAAATCCCAGCGCCTCACCGATGAGGACGACGGCGGCGGCCGTGCCACCGGGCAAGCCGTGGTGGATCGCGAGATCAACAACCTGTTTCCCGATATCTCGCGCCTGGACCGGACCATCGGCCGGATCAACCTGCGCAAGGCCTTCGCCGGCATCAGCTCGAACAGCGCCGAGCCGTACCTGGGCGCTCATGCCATCGTCACGCGGGCGCCGGCCGATCCGCGTGTCTCGGTGCTGCTGTTCAACACCGGCAGCCAGACCGATGAGCGCCGCGACGCGCGCAACGCCATCGAGTCTTTCGTGGTGCCGGCCGTGTCTGCCTCGTTCGAACTGCTGGGCAACCAGTTGCAGGGCCAGCGCGCCATCGCTTGCGTGCAGCGCGAAGAACAGCGGCTGCCCGAGATCGGCGAGGTCTATCAGTTGGTGTTCGAGTCGCGCTCGCAGTATGTCCGCATCACCGACGTCGAGGCGCGGCTGGAACAGTTTGCCCACGACTACGGCAACGGCAACTTCGTGAACTTCACCCGGCGCCGGCTGGACCTGTCGATCAGCGCGCCACTGGGCGCGACCTTCCCCGGCGGCCAGGTGACTCCAGGCGGTACCACCAGCCCGAAAAGCCAGGTGCTCAGCACCCAGGTCGCCGATGCCGCGCGGTACTACGGCATCAGCCCCCTGGCCGAGGCTGTCAGCCGCGGCGCGCTGAGCCTGCGGGTCAAGTCGGTCTATTCCCAGCTGGTGCCCAGCACCACCCGAGAGAACGCGCTGGTCGACCAACTGGCCGGCTACCAGCGGCGCCTGTTCGCTGCGGCCGGGCCGGCGCGGACGGTCAACCTGAATGTCGCGAACATAGGCAGCGGCAGGTCGCGGACGTTCCTCGGCACCGGCTGCGCGCCGGGTTCGCTGTCGCTGAGCGCCGGCGGCGGCGTGTTCGCCGACGACCGCAAGGGAGGCCTGCGCTACATCAGCGGTTCGAACTGGATTGCCAGCGGTACCGTCGACTACGAGAGCGGCGCAATCGAGATGGCGGCCTCCGGCAGCGGCTGGAGCGGGACAGCGAGCGCCACCTACCAGCCTGCCGCGGCGGCGACGGGCGAAGCGGTGACCGGGGAGATCCCTATCGAACTGGGCAACCGCGGCTTCGTCTACACCCTGTCGCTGTCCGAAGCGCCGCCCCAGCCGGGCACCCTGGTGGTCTCGTTCCTCGCCCTGGGCAAATGGCAGGAGATCCGCGACCAGGGCAACGGCGAATTGGCCGGGGAAGGCACCGGCACGGTGGACTTCGCGACCGGCTCGGTATCCATCACCCTGAGCGCGCTGCCGGACGTGGGGAGTTCGCTGATCTACGCCTACGTCGGGCAGAACGATGCGGCGCTGACCCAGCGCACCGGCACCAGCGTGCAGGCGCGCGCGCGGATCAACCGGACGTTGCCGCACCAGGGGTTGTTGCCCGGCTCCTACAAGGCGACGTTCAAGGTCGGCGGGGTAGAGCGCACCGTGCTCGATAGCGGCAACGGCTCGCTCAGCGGTACCGGTGGCAGCGGCCAGATCAACTATGCCGACGGCAAGGTCAGCATGGAATTGAGCGCCACCCCGGATGCCGGGAGTGGGATCGTGCATACCTACCAGCAGGGCAGCGTGACCGACAGCCCGCTGGCGGTGACCTCCGACAGCACCGGCATGTGCATCGGCACTCTCCCCGGGGCGCCGCTCAAGGCGGGCAGCGTGCGCCTATCGTGGATCACCAAGCGTCGCCAGGCGGCGCCGACCCTCGGTGCGGACATGGGCACCGGGGCGCTGCCGATCTTCGAATCGGAGATCACCGTGGACAACTCGGTGACCGACGACGCCGCCGGCGGCTGGGCCGGGCGCGCCGGGACGATCAACTACGAGACCGGCGAGTTCAGCCTGAAGGTGGCCGGCAACTACGTGTTCAAGGAGTACACCTACTACACCGACACGGTCGACAACTTCGGCATGAAGAAGCTGCGTCTGGTGGCCACCGATACCACGTTGCTGGAGGGGTTCGGCGGCACGCTGAGCGTGCGCGCGCAGAGCCGCGGCGTCGAGTACGGCGAGCAGACCGATTCGCAGACCGTCGCTCCGGTGACCCTGGACCTGTTGCCTGGTGTGGCCGAGCCGATCCTGCCGGGCTCGCTGGTGTTCACCTGGGCCGGCGAGGTCTACGTCGACCGCTCCGGTGTGCTCTACAAGAACATCAACAGCAGCACCAACGCCGGCATCGCCGTCGGCTCGGTGGACTACGCCGGCCGTACCGCGACGCTGAATACCTATGGCTCGGGGGCGGCGCCGACGGTCACGCTGCTGGCCTGTCTGACCACCAACGCCGGCTTCAGCGTCACCAGCATGACCTTCCGCACGCCGGGGGCGCCGCTGCGTTCTGCGAGCCTGCAGGTGACGGTGGTTCGCCTGGATACCGCGCAGATCGTGACCACCACGGCGGACGCGAACGGCAAGCTCAATGGCGCGGTGATCAAGGGTAGCGTCGATATCGTGACCGGCATCGTCCGGCTGCGCTTCACCAGCAACCTGGAGGACACCACTGGGGCCAGCGATATCCCGGTGATTCCGCTGCTGCTGCGCTACAACGCGGTCGTCTTCACCTCGCTACCGCTGGACGCAACCCTGCTCGGACTGGACCCGGTGCGACTGCCGGCGGACGGGCGGGTGCCAGTGTTCCGCGAGGGCGACGTGATGGTGGTGGCTCATACCGCCGAGACCACGGTGCCGAGTCCTCAAGCTGGCGGCGTGCTGCAGCTCGGCCGCGACCAGCAGGCCGAGATCAAGGTGGTGGACGCCAACGCGGTGGAACTGGCCTCGGCGGGCTACAGCGTCGACTTGGAACGCGGCCGGGTGACATGGGCCAACCCGCTGGTCCTGCAGGATGCCGAGGGCAACCCGCTGACCCTGCCGCTGGTGGTGCGTGACCGGGTCGAGCACATGACCCTCTGCACCGAGGTCCAAGTGAACGGCGAGCTGGGAATCTCCTCGCCGCTGCCCTGGGATCTGCCGGCGGGCGAAACGCTGGCGTCCAGTGCGCTGAGCTGGGGCGACCTGCAGGCGCGGCTGCACCACTGGTTCACCCAGCGGACCTGGGATATCGGCTCGCCGAACTGGACCGACGAGCCCAAGGGCGACGGGACCACCGCCAACTACAACAGCCTCGCCTATCCGCCGCTGATCGCCAACCGCGGTGCGATCGATGCGAAGTGGGCGCTGGTGTTCAACTCCTCGACCAGTTTCAGCGTGGTGGAGGAGAAGCTGGGGGTGATCGCCAACGGCACTACCACCACCGACACGGCGCCGATCAACCCGGAGACGAACACGCCGTACTTCACCATCCGCAAGGAAGGCTGGGGCAGTGGCTGGGCGGCCGGCAACGCGGTGCGCTTCAACACCGACTCGTGCCTGGGGCCGATGTGGATCGTGCGGACGGTGCTGAGTGGCAAGGGCACCGTCGAGGACGATGAGTTCCACCTGCAGATCAGAGGAGACGCGGACTGATGACCGCTCGACAGTACAGCTATCGGGACGCCGGCGCACCGCCGGCGCTCTTCCCGTCGGCGGTGACGCCGTTCCAAAAGCTCAAGAGTTACCTGCGCGCGGCGCTGGTCGATGGCTACGGCAACAAGCCACCGGCAGGGTGGACCGTGGTAAGCGAGTTCGACACTGCCATCACCCTGGCTCCCGCGTCCAACTGTGCACAGATCACCTTCTGCCAGCACTTGCCAAGTAGTAGCGGTAGCAGCTACCGGGACTTTATCGGGATCTATGTACATGAGGGCATGCTGGATATCAGCACTCCGCTTCCAAAGGGGGTCAACACGCGATCACGTACGTGGTCAGCGGATACCAACCCCACCAGCAATGATGCCCATATCCTCTATATGGGCTACATGTACTGGAACTACGCCACCTATTGGCAGATCTGCGCGGATGCCGAGACGTTTGTCTTTTGCATGCTGGCGGATAGGGGCTATGAGAATACGAGCGAGGACTACAGCCTCGGCCTCTATGTCGGGCAGTACGAGAGCTTTAGTGGCGCCTCTGGCGTTCAGGGATTCATCGCCGTCGGTGGCGCCCAGGGGTATCAGAGTTCAGCCAGCCGAAGTACCAACCGGTCCTTTGGGAGTGGGTTCAGTTCACTGCGTGACCAGCGCTCGGGGGAGATCATCCAGGGTGGCGGTGCCGCCCTGGGGGCGCAGATGGACCAGATGCAGTACCAGAGCATGTACTACGACAGGCCAGAGGGAGAGAATCCGCCCTATTGGCGTATGCAGCAGCCCTATGTGGCGAACGGCGCGAACTACGTCGGCCGCCTGAAGGGTGTGTGTTTCGACCCGATCCTGGGCCATTACCGCCACGGACATCTGCTGGATCGGCTAGGCCTGCCCCTGGCCGCAACCTCGGTGGCGGAGGCGGTGCAGATGGATGACAAGACCTACTACGTGGATATGGACCGTTGGGGGCTCTGGTTCCTGTCTGTTGATCCGGCGTGGTGGCCAGCATGAGCGGGCTGATACTGCAGGTGGTGCCGCCGGTCCAGGTCCGGCCCGATACCTGGCTGCAGCGGTTCGGCATTGGGCCGAAGTCGCTGCGCCCGCCTGTGGAGGTCGCCTGGTCGGGGGCCAGGCAGGCGATCTACCAGACCCTCGCCGTGAAGGTCACCCGCGAAGGGGAGGAGACTCCGGCGCGCAAGATCGCCACGCTGTATCGCGGGGCGGTGGTCACCGCGACTGCGATGACGGCGTCCTTCCAGGTCTACGAGGGCGAGACGGTGCAGCGCTTCGAGGCATCGGGCCTGCGCGGACAGTTCGTGATCCAGGTCACCGACGAAGGCGACCCGCGCCTGGGGATCATCCGCTGGCCGGTCCTCGATGCCGATACGCGCCTGCTCTCCTATGACCTGACCGAAGGCTCGGGCGGTCGAGATCCGACCGACCCGGCGAAGGTGCGGGCGGTCGTCACGGTCGACGGCGGTGCGGCGTTGCGCCAGGTGGTGGTCATCGAGCGCAAGCTCGATGGCGAGTGGCGGGTGGCCGGCGTGGGGCAGACGGCCGAGTCCGGGCGCGCCGAGATCGCCCTGGAGGTGACGGCCGGCGGGACCACTTACGCGATGGGGCTGGATGACTGGGGCGCGGTGTTCGAGCCGCGTCTCGCCGTCAGCCTGGGCCAGCGCGTGCGTCCGACGATCTTTTCTGGCTGGCTCTACGAGGTGACCGAGGCCGGGGTACTGCCGGCGGCTGAGCCGGAGTGGTGGCCGATCGAGGGCGACAACCCCAGCCGCCAGGTCGGCACGGCCCGTCTGCAGGCGACGCGATACTACCGCCCGCTCAGCCACGGGCCCTTTCCTGTCGAGGCTCTATGATCAATGCGAGTTTCGGCGCCCCCTGGCAGAGGGCGGTGCCGCTTTCCGTGCGCGCCGTCCCGCTGCGCTGGCAGCGCCTGGTGCTTGCCGATGCGCGTAGCGCCGGGCTGTGGGGCTCCGGCCGACCTCTGGCACGGCGCTGCGCCAGTGGCTGGTCCGGTGTACCGGTGCGTGATGCGGGCTGGGGGAGTGGCTGGGAGCGCGCCGAGCAGCGCAACGCGGCAGCCCGCAGCGCTTGGGACAGCACCCAGGTGCTGGACGTCGAGCGAGAGCTAGGCTGGGATCGGACGCTGTGCCCGCGTGATCGGCGCCTGTCGCTGATCTACAACCCGCGCCCGTCGCCCAAGGACGCCGGCCGTCCGCCCGGCTGGCGGCGCTCGGCCGAGTTCGACCGCTTCCGCGATGCGCTCTCGGAGAGGCGTGCCAGTCTCTACACCCCGACCGGCCTGCTCGACTTTAATTTCGGCCCGACCCGCTACACCCCGGCGAACACGCCCGACGTGTTCTTCGATTTCCGCTACGTGGCGCCGGTCCGTGGTATCCGGCCGGTGGACGCCGGGGCGCGCAGCAGCTACGGCAGTCCGACCCGCTTCGATGCGTTGCGGCGGATTCCCTGGGCATGGGGGCGGCCGACCGATCCGGTGCCGACGGGCATCGTCTATCCCGACTATCCGGGGCCGGTGGTACCGATAGATCCACCCACCGAGCCCGAGATACTGGAGACCTACATGATAGGAAACACGGTCACCCTGGTGGTGCTGCCGAGTCGCACGCCGCTGGATGCGACCAGCATTCGCATCGGCCTGGATATCGACTCGTTCGCCTGGTCGTTCACGGCTGACCTGTTCGGTCGCACCTCGCTGGACCTGGCGGCGCCAGATGCCAACGGGCCGAAGACGGTAGAGCTGGAGATCAACGGCTGGACCTGGCGGTTTCTTGTCGAGCGTTACAGCGGCAGCGGCAAGCATCCGAGCGAGCGCTACACCATCAGCGGCGCGAGCCGCACCCAACTGCTGGACGCGCCCTATGCGCCGAAGCGCAGCGCGGTGAACACGGCGCCGCTGAACGCACGTCAGGTTGTCGACGACCAGTTGCAGTACACCGGCTTTTCCGTGTCCTGGGACGTCGAGAACATGGGGCCGCCGGATTGGACGCTGCCGGCCGGCGCCTTCAGCTACCAGGACCAGACGCCGATGCAGGTCATCGTCAAGCTGGCCGAGGTCGCCGGCGGTATCGTCCGGCCGGGCCTAATGGACGACTTGGTGACGATCCTGCCGCGGTATCGTGAGGCGACCTGGTACTGGGACACCGCGATTCCCGACCGGATCATCCCGGCCGCCATCGTCGCCGAGTGGGGCAGCGAGTGGAGTCCCCAGCCGGCATGGAATTTCGTCTACGTCAGCGGTACCAGCTACGGCGTCAGCGT